CATGACGTGAAACAGTGCTGTCAGATGCTGGCGGCTTTGATGGCTGAAGGCACTGATGTCGCCCCGGAAGTGATCGATCGGTTCAAGGACTACATCGCCGAGATTGATCAAGCGCTGAAATCGCTTATCCCCCAACGCACAACCAAACGCAGCAGCAATCTGCGTCTTATCGTCAACAGGGAGGACGTTGCATGAGTGAAACGCAAGAGCGTCATAAGGCGTCGATCAGTCTGGCTCAGCAATTCTATGAAGATCACAAGGCGTTTTTCGAGGAGGCGGCTGAAAAGAACGAGCTTGACCAGCAATGGTTCGAGATAACATCCGGAGAGTTCGATCGCTGGCTGGTGCGGCAGGGGCTCCTCGATGAGCCGGCCGACGTATTCCACAGTAACACGGTGCAGCGTTATGGCGTGGTCCAGCACCGCAACAGCTCGCGTGGCAAGATCAATATTGCGGCGCGCAAGGCGACCGACCACCCAGCCTATTCGATCAAGACGCGGCCGGCGGCCAATACGATGCGGGTGAAGTTGCTGGAGCTTTATGCGCGGGATGCCCCGGCGGACATTGCCGGCGGTTTTCGGACCTCGACCGCGCACTATCTACGTCAAGTCAAGCGGATCGTGAAGCTTGCCAACTCGTCGGAGTCCGTCAGCGATACGGTGCGCCAACGGGTGAACCTGTGTGCCTCGGTGATGGAGCCGCTGCTGAGCGCCTTCACCTGGGCTGGTATGAATATGCAGGCCGAGATCAAGCAGCAGGATGAGGGGAAGGCGATGGGACTGCCGACCGGCAGCAGGCGGCGGCTTAAGACGCGATGACTGCGTTGCGAAACCCGGAGAATCAGTCCACAAGCAGAAACCGCGCTCAGTTGGAGCTGAGCGCGGCCTGTAACTTTTTCAACTGGCCGAGGGGCCACGCGAGAAGGGACCTGAACGACCCCTTTTCGCACAGCCTCTTTGCCCGCGCAAGGAGGCTCGTGCCTATGACCTACCGCCATACCTGTGACCGCCCGGTGGACATCCGCGGCCGGGAGGTCCGCCGCGTGCTGCTGGCGGTGATCCGCCGCTGCGAGGCGGGCGGGCTGCTGCTGCCCCAGTACGCTGTGCTCGGCCGCTCGCTCGGCATCGACCGCTCGCAGGTCAGCCGGCACCTGAAGCGGCTACGCGCCGAGGGGGCCTACGTGGAGCTGCCGGCCAAGCAGTGGCGGCGGCACGTCACGACGATCCGCAACCAGCATCTGAGGAGGGCGGCATGAGCGCCAACGGCAACGGCCATCATTGGTCGAAGTTCTGCTGGCAGGACTGGCAGAAGGACGTGGCGTTGCGGTCGTGCAGCCTGGGCGCCAGGGGGTTCTGGATCGAGTGCCTGGCCGCCATGCACGCCGGCGATCCGGTTGGATACCTGACGTTCAACGGCCGGCCGGCTACGCTCAAACAGATGGCGGTGAACGCGAATTGTAGCGAGAAGGAAGCGAAACGATTTTCCCAGGAGCTTGAGGACGCCGGAGTTTTCTCGCGTTCAGAAAATGGGACAATCTTCTGTCGGCGTATGGTGAGGGACGCACAAGCCGCTGAAACTGCAAGAGAGAACGGCAGGAAGGGAGGCAATCCAAACCTCAAGGGGGTTAACCCCCCTATTAACCCCCACGATAACGGGGAGGTTAAAGCTAAGAGTCTAGAGGTAGAAGAAGAACAAGAAAGAGCCCCCCGTAGCCCCCCGCTGGGCGGGGGGCGCGCCGCGCGCTCTCAAGTTCCCAAAAATGGCTTTGACGTGATCTGGGCCGCACAGCACGGGCCGCCAGAAATCCTAGCGGCTGCCGAGGCGGGCAACACGAGGAGATTGCGCCATGGCTGATCTCCATCGGGTCGAGCAGTGGCTCGTGGCCCTCGGTCGCGTCACCGCGGTACGGATTACCGCGCAAGATGCCGCGGACTTCGTGGATAAGTTCGCCACCATGCTCGCCGGCCGGTTCCCCGATGAGACGTTCACACCTCGTTCGGTCGAACACGTCGCGGCGGAATGCAAGTATCTTCCCACATACGGCGAGATCGTTGCGCTGCTTCGCTCGCTGCCAGCCGAAACGCCACAGCCCCGACGCGATAACGTCGTGCCGATCCGCGACGACGTGGTGGTGCTCAGCCCCGAGGAGCGGAAGTGGCTGGCCTACTGGCACGCCCGTGAGGGCGAAGGTTTCGCGCCGCTTCGCGAGCCGGACGGCAGCCTGTCGCGGCCGGAAATCACCGACTGGCGCGCTCACACCCTCAGCCTGCTGCGCCAGTACGCCCCCGATGTCTGGGTGATTGTCGCCACCGCCGACGACCGGAGCGCCGCATGATCACGGCACCCGACGAGCACGACTGGCTCCAGGTCACCGCGCCCAACGGCGACCGCGGCTACCAGTGCCAACGCTGCCGCCTCACCGCCATCTCCCTCCCGGTGCCGCCGGAATGTCGCTGCTGCCCGCTACCAGGCTGGTCAACCGATGCCGCTTGACGCACAACCCGCCATGCGGTTAGTTCGTCGCAGAACGGCCACATCTCGCCATGAGCGAAATGACGCGCCGTGCTGCGGCAATGCACCGTGGTGCGTCGTCCAAACCCACAGCCAAGCCGAGCGCTGGGCCAATGCCAATCTACGTCGCGCCGGTTATGTCACATACCTCCCGCTCGCCGTCGTCCGCCGCCGCGATAACGCTATCCGCTCGCTCTGGCATCGCGTTGAGGTTCCACTCTTCCCATCCTACCTGTTTCTGCAACATGCCAACCGCGACCTCTGGCGACCCATCCGCGAACTCCCAGGCGTCCTCGCCGTCCTCCGAACCGGCGATCGCATCCACCATGTCCGTGCGGGCGTTCTGGAGGCCGTACAGGCCGCCGAGGCTTCGGCCGCTACCCAACCACCAAGATGCCGCTCCTGGGCGCCTGGCACCCCTTGCAGCCTCCGCACGGGGCCACTCACAGGACACCCCGCCGTGGTCCTCGCCACACACCGCGATACTGCTACCCTCGGGGTCATGATCTTCGGCGCTCTGCGGCAAGTCCAGGCACCCATCGCGTGGCTCGTGGAACGCAGTTAGCGCCAATCTAACGAGGCAACGTTATTTCCCCTGTAAACAAAACGCTGCCGACCGCTGATATCGTTCCATATTCCCGGAATGCGCGCACTCATTCGCCATCGCAGATTGCCGCAATATCCGCATCAATCGCCCAGTTTGGCTTCACAAACCCCCTGCTTGTCGCCGAAATGACCGGGCGCGCGGCGCATTGTATCGAGATCAGCCCAGCCTACTGCGATGTCGCCATCCTCCGCTGGCAGGCGTTCACCGGCCAGACCGCAACCCGACCAGACGGCACACCCTTCGGAGCAGCCCTTGAGCCGACGCGGACCAGCGAAGCACGAGCCGACGCCTGAATCCCGCCGCCAGGTCATGACCATGACCGGCTTCGGCATCATCCAGGACGACATCGCGCGCTGGCTCAGCGTCGATGACAAGACGCTGCGCCGGCACTATCGCCGCGAGCTCGACACCGGCGCCATCGAGGCCAACACCCGCGTCGCCGCCTCGCTCTACGCCATGGCCACCAAGGACAAGGTGCCCGCCGCCGCCATCTTCTGGATGAAGGCCCGCGCCGGCTGGAAAGATAACAACCCCGAGCCCAGAGACGACAGACCGCGCGTGATCGAGTTCGTCTGGCAGGACGCCACGCCACCAAAGGCCCTCAATGCTGACACTCACACCACTATCGACGCAGGACCGACCGAGGCGGTCTGGCAAGACGACACATGCTAGGCGCGATCGAGTCACGCTGCCGTTCAGCCCACGCCCATGGCAGCGACCGCTGATCGACGATCCCGCCAAGCGCATTGTCGCCGTGGTCCACCGCCGCGCCGGCAAATCCACCGGCCTCATGTGGCGCGGCATCAAACGTGCCATCACCGAGCCCAAGCCGCAGCCGCGCGTCGTCCATCTGCTGCCCTACAACGTCATGTGGAAGCGCACCGGCCTCTGGGATCAGGTGGCACGCGCCGCAGAGGCCATCCCGGACACCGTCGTCATGCGCTCCGAACTCGTGGTGCGGTTTCCCAACGGCGGCGTCTATCAATGCGGCGGCGCCGACAACCCCGACGCCTGGCGAGGCGGATACGCAGATGAGCTGATCGCCGACGAGTTCGACGACATGCCGCCCGGCCTCGTGCCGCTGGTCATCGAGCCGATGCTGGCCGACCGCGGCGGCACGCTCGTGCGCTCCGGCACGCCCAAGGGCAAAGGGCTGTTGCAGGAGGCATTCGATCGCGCCAAGACCACGCCAGGCTATTCGACGTATCTGCTCGACCACACCAAGACCTGCGCGCTGCCGGACGAGGCGATCGAGACGCTGCGACGCGAGATGAGCGCCGAGGAGTTCGCCCAGGAACTCGAATGCTCGTTCAACGCACCCAACAGCGGCAGCTACTACGGCGCGCTGATGAACGACGTCGAGTTGCAGGGACGCATCGGCGAGGTTGCCTACGATCCGTCACTCGCGGTGTGGACCGCGTGGGATTTAGGCATCGACGATGCCACGGCTATCTGGTGCTGCCAGATCACGGTCGGCGGCGAGTTCCGCTTTGTCGACTACATCGAGGACAGCGGCGCGGCGCTGGATCACTACGTTGGGCTGCTACAGGAGCGGCCGTATCACTACTCGATGCACCTGCTGCCACACGATGCTGCGGTGAAGGAGCTCGGCAGCGGACGGTCACGCACCGAGACGCTGGGCAGCCTCGGCTTGTTTCCGTATCGCGTGCTGCGGGCGCACAGCGTCGCCGATGGCATCAACGCGGTGCGGCTGGTGCTGCCGCGCGCCTGGTTCGATGCGGAGAAGTGCGCCAAGGGTATCAAGGCGTTGCGCAACTATCGCCGGGAATGGAATCCGGCCGGCGAGACCTGGCGCGTCAATCCACGGCATGACTGGTCGTCACATGGCGCCGATGCGATGCGGTATCTGTGCCTTGGTGCGCGTGACACGATCGCACCGCCGGCGCCGGAGCGGGTTAGGGACAGCTGGGACATCGCTTTCCAGCGTGCCGCACAGGCCGAGGAGCCACGAGGCTGGAGAATCGCCTAGGGCCCTTTGCTAGAGGTGGCACCAACGATAAGCAGAACCTGCAACTGACGTGCGAGCCTTGCAATCTACGGAAATCCGACATTGATCCGATCGTCTTTGCTCAGCGTCGCGGTCTGTTGGTCTAGGAGGTGCCATGATCGAAGAACCACCGATGAGCGGCGCTGAGTTCCAGCGCGCGGTCGAGGCCGACCTCGACAGCTGGGCCGACCAGATGCTGGCGAGTGCCAAGCGCAATGGATACACGGTTGAGCGCGAGTGGCTGCGCGAGTGGCTCGGCGATGCCATGCAGGCCGCGCGCAAGCAGGTACCGATGATTGCGAAGGAGGCATAGATGGCCAAGGGCATCCGTGAGCCGGCGCATCCGAGCAAGCGCATACCGGGGAGTGCGCCGCCGTCTAGGCCGATCCGCAGCGCCGGGCCGAAGGCTGAGCCGGCCTACAGGACGACGTCCGGCGCCTCGGTGAACAAGCGCGCGGTGCCGCGTGAACCGGCGTTCAAGACCACGCCAGGTGCCGGCAGCGACGCGTGATGGCGGAACCGTTGGGCGACGATGCGCTGGCGGTCTATCAGGATACGCTCGTGCGGGCCTATCAACGCTTGCGCGAACTAGGCTGCGACGACATCAAGCAAGCGACCCCAGAGCAGCTGGACACGGTCATGCGCGAAATACTCGCACCACTGGCCGGCACTCGCCTTACGGCCAAGCAGATCATGCGCGATCATCGCGAGTTGGAGCGACGTAGGAAGGCCAGCCAGCACTAAGGAGGCATAATGGCCAAGAGCACTGCGGGTCTCGGGCCGAAGGGCAAGGCGAAGGTCGCGAGTGTCATGCACGAGTGGGGCGCGGGCGAGTTGCATAGCGGTTCCAAGCGCGGCCCGAAGGTCAGCAGCCAGAAGCAGGCTGTTGCGATTGCACTATCGCAAGCCCGCAAGACCAGCCGGGCAGGACGCGGCAAGTGAACCCGATCTGGCTGATTGTCGTGGTGCTGCTCATTCTTCTTCTCTTTGGCGGCGGCTGGGGCTGGCGCGGCGGCTACTACGGCACATACCCCTATTACGGCTACGGCATCGGCGGCCTTGGTATCGTCGTGCTGATCCTGCTCATCTTGCTGCTGTTCGGACGCATCTAGCACGCATCCCTCTCTGCCACCGCACGTATCAACTCACGGTCGGCGTCCGATAACGGCTCCTGTAGCCATATCAGGATATCGACCAACCGCGACGGCGTGAACTCATCGTCGCAGAGCGATGACGCAAGCTGCAACTCGCTCAGCAGCAATGCGAGCAGTTTCTTCCTGTGGCGCTGAACAGTTCGCAGCTTCGCTTTAAACTTCTGGTCGCCCATGTCTGACACCGCAGTAACCCTCCGTCGCAATGACTGGCCGGCTGCTGTCGCTGCATATAACGGTGCCGGCGAGGACTTTCCGCGCGACCTCAACGAGCAGCATGCACGCCTCATCCGCTGGTTTGAAGAGGCCGAGCGCGCCAGCCAGGACAGCCGTGAGACATCGGAGAACTGCCGCAGATACGTTGACGGCGTGCAATGGACATCGGAGGAGCTCAGCGTCCTCAACGCCCGCGGCCAGCCACCCATCACGTTCAACTACTGTCGGCGCAAGATCGACTTGCTGTGCGGCCTCGAACGCAAGGCCCGCACCGACCCGAAGGCGTTCCCACGCACGCCGGTCGAGGACGATCGAGCCGACGCGGCAACGCAGGCGCTGCGCTACATCGCCGACGACAATGATTTCCAGGTGCTGCGCAGCAGCGTGTTCAACGAGATGCTGGTCGAGGGCTTCGGCGGCGCTGAGGTCGGGCTGGAGGACGACGGCCAGGGTGGCGCGAACATAACGTTGCATCAGGTGCCGTGGGACCGCATCTGGTATGATCCGCATTCCCGGCAGGATGATTTCTTGGATGCACGCTACAAGGGCATCGTCATCTGGATGGATCGTGATCAGCTGCTGGAGATGTATCCGGACGCTGGCGATGTCATCGATACCTCGTTCTCGCAGAATGATGCGACGCAGTATGCCGACCGGCCGGACTGGATGGTCTGGACTGACACGCAGCGCACACGGGTGCGCGTGGTGCAGTGCCATTGGAGCGAGCGTAATACGTGGTGGTCGGCGACCTACACGCGCAGCGGCTATCTGGTCGAGCCGCAGCAGTCGCGGTTCAAGGACCGGCACGGCAAGAGCGCGTGTCCGCTGATCCTGCAAAGTAGCTACACCGATCTGGATAATACCAGATACGGCATGGTCCGTGACCTGGTCAGTCCCCAGGACATGATCAACAAGGCGTTCTCCAAGGCCATTCACCAGATGTCGGTGCATCAGGTGATTGCCGAGAAGGGCGCGGTCACGGACGTGGACAAGGCGCGTCGCGAGGTGGCGCGGCCGGACGGCTATGTCGAAGTCATGCCCGGAATGAAATTCGAGGTGGCGGACGGCGCCAATATGGCGGCGGGGCAGTTTCAGCTGTTGCAGCACGCGGTGCAGGAGATGCAACTCAGCGGCCCGAACGCGGCCATGTCGGGCACTGATCCGCGCGAGTTGTCGGGGCGGGCGATCCTGGCACAGCAGGCGGGCGGGGCGACGCAGAACGAGCCGCTGGCCGACAGCCTGCGCATGTGGTCGCGACGGGTTTACGAGATGTGCTGGATGGCGGCGCGCGAATACTGGACCGCCGGCAAGTGGGTGCGCGTTACGGACGATTTGCAGGATACGCGGTGGGTTGGCATCAACCGGCCGATTACCGTGCAGGACAAGCTTGCCGCTATGTCGCCGGAGGAACGCGCCATGGCGATGCAGCAGATGCAGCCGCCGCTGATGCCCGGTGATCCACGGCTGACGCAGGTGATCGGCATCCAGAACGATATCACCGACCTCGACGTGGACATTACCGTGGCCGAGGGCCAGGACGTGCCGGCGCTGCAGGCCGAGACGTTCCAGACGCTGGTGCAGCTGGCCAGCTTGCAGCCGGGGCTGATACCGGGCGACGTGCTGATTGCGGCGAGCAGCTTGCGCGATAAGGACGCGATCCTGGAGCGCATGAAGCAGCACCAGCAGCAACAGGCGCAGATGGGCCAACAGGCGGCACAGCTTCAGACGCAGAAGGTGCAGGCCGGGATCCAGAAGGACGCAGGCACGGCGGCGGCGAACTTCGCGCTGGCCAACGAGCGCAAGGTGAATGCCGCACGCGGCGTGCATGACATCCACGCGGACTTTAGTGCCGATCCGTATGGCCAGCCGAACGTGGCACCGGACAATCCGCCGGGCGCACCGGACAATCCCGAGCAGATGTCGCCGGACGTGGCGCTGGCGCATCACATCGCCGACCTCGCGCAGAAGCACGCCAACATCCGGAAGACGCAGGCGGATACGGCGTTGCAGCAGATGAAGGCGACGCAGGTGCCGCATCAGATCGGCGAGAACCAGGCGAACGCGGTGAACACGCTGCATCAGGCGGCGAATACTGCGGTCACCACGAACCGGTTAATCCGCACGCCGATCCCACCGGCGACGGCACCAGGTGCATGAGCGGCACGCGCAACCAGCTATTTGAGCCGTTACAGATCCAGCAGCCGGACTCCCAGCAGCCATCGCCGGCCGATGCGTGGACGGCCAACACCAAGCTGCTGACGGACTGGCTGAACCAGCAGCAGCAGATCAGCGCCGACCGTGGACTATGGCAGGGCGGTCAGCCGTGGGAGGGCGGTGGTCCGACCGGTGCCGGCGTGGTGAACGCGGCGGGGCAATGGGCCAGTGGTATTCAGCCCGGCACTATCGCCGGCGTCGGGGCAGCGACTGCCGATACGGCGGCACTGGCCAAGGCTCAACAGATGGCCGCCAGAGGCGTCGGTCGCGATGACATTCTGTCTGAAACAGGATGGTTCCGAGGGCCGGACGGACACTGGCGATTCGAGATCAACGACCAGGGAATGACGGTCAACAGATCCATTCCCGATGAAACGACACTTGGCGCGGCGGTCAATCATCCGGAGTTGTTCGCGGCTTATCCCGAAATGGCCAATACCCGCGTCATCGCCGGCGGCGACCGTGGTGTTTACTATTCTGCGAAGGGTTCCGGTGATCCGCCGATCATCGGTCTACCACCAGTCCGTAATCCCGAGGGCGTCATGCTGCATGAGATGCAGCACAATGTGCAGGATATCGAAGGTTTCGAAAGAGGCGGATCGTCCAGCACATCGCCGGCTCGGCCGGAGTTTGGCCAACTCTTGGCTGACCGCATTCGCAAGATCACCACGCCGCTGTCCTATGATGAATATGCGCAGGCCGCCTGGGGCGGCGAGAAGTCTGCGGACTCACTGGCTGATTACAACAACACATACCTAAAGACGGTGCCGAAATCGGTCGATCTTTATAGCGATTTCGGTAGGCAGCTTCAGCAGGACGTTGCGCGCGAGGTTTATATGAACCTGCATGGCGAGGTCGAGGCCAGAGCGGTTCAGTCGCGCATGAATCAGGACCCTGCCGCACGCCGCGATGCCGGCCCTTGGTGGAGCTACGACGTGCCCGAGAGCCAGCACATCGTGCGGAACCCAGCAAAGTAACCCCGGCGCGAGCGCGCCATCCCGAGGACTTCATGGCAGACAATCCAGCACTGGACTCGTTCCTGGCGACAGGAGCGCAGGAGGGGGCCGCGCAGCTCGCGCAGGAGCCTGTACAGGCGCCTGAGCCGGCCGCCGCGCCCGAACCACAGCACGACGCCCAGAAGCCGTCAGAGGCCAAGCCAGAGGGGCCTGCGGCCAAGGAACCGGAGCCTGAGCCGGAGGACGAGGCGCTCCAGCACGTCCAGGGCGGCGACAACCGCACCGTGCCGTTCTCCGCGCTGGAAAAGGTGCGCAACGACTGGAAGTCCAAGGCCGCCGCCGAGAAGGCCCGCGCCGATCTCGCCCTGAAGCAACTCGAGGAATTCCAGCAGCGGCAGCAGGCGCCCGCACCGCAGCCCCAGCCGCCGCCGCAGTTCCAGCTGCCGCCGATGCCCGATCCGCAGACCGACCTCTACGGCTATCTGCGCTATCAGGAGGTGATGACGGAGCGGAAAATGCTCAACGAACGGCTGAACGTCAGCGAGGCGTTCATTACCGACAAGATCGGCGAGGACAAGCTGCGCGAGTATGTCGCGGAGTTCAAGCAACACGCCGACAAAGATCAGGCACTGTGGGGCAAGCTCTACAACCAGCCGAACCCTTACGGGTGGATGATCCGTGAGATGGATCGGCAGCGCCAGCACGCCGAGATCGGCGACGATCCGGCGGCGTTCCGGTCGCGCCTTGAGGCCGAACTGCGCGCCAAGTGGGAAGCCGAGATGCTGCAACCGCAGCCGGGCAACGGTGGTGCGCGTCCATCGCCGGTCGCCGGTATGGCGCCATCGCTCGCCAACGCGCGCAGCGTCGCAGGACGTTCGCAGCCGACCTTCACCGGGCCGCCTAGCTTCGACGACATCCTGCGCCGGCCTGACCGCCGCAACGGCGCGCGAAACTAGCGTCTCGTTCGTGCCGTGCCTGTCCGGCCGCCGCGGATAATCGGGCGTCACGCGAGCATCGCGCGTTATCGATGCAAGCCGCCGCCGGGCTGATATCCGGGCGTCTCCTGCCGCCGAGGTTACGGGCGTTGCCGAAACATAACGAAGCAACTCCCCACAACCTCAGCGACAGGAGAAGTCCGCATGGCGGACATGAACGTCACGCCGGCAAGAGCCGGCTTAACCCCGCTTATCTGGGACTCTGATTTCTTCAGCGAATACGTTCGGAGGAATCAGTTCGCGAAATACATGGGGACTTCCACCGGAAGCCTCATCCAGGTCCGCGAGGACCTGACCCGCAAGGCCGGAGATACCGTTGTCTTCCCCGCCATGCGCCGCCTGGTCGGTGCAGGCGTCACCGGCAACACCATCCTCGAGGGCAACGAGGAACTCCTCAACCTCCGCTCGATGAACCTGGTCGTCAGTGCCTTCCGGCACGCGGTCGCGGTCAGCGACTGGGACGAGCAGAAGTCCGTGGTCGATCTCAGGGAGGCAGCGCGCGAGGCGCTGATGACCTGGGAACTGGAGAAGATGCGCGCCGATATCATCACCTCGCTCGGGGCGATGACCGCAGACGGCAACGTGCAGGTCAGCTACGGCGCCGCCACCGCCGCACAGCGCAACGCCTGGCTGGTCAACAATACCGACCGCGTGTTGGTGGGCCACCAGAAAGCCAATTCGGTTTCCGGCGTCATGGCCACGGCACTGCTGACCCTGGCATCGCCCGGCGATCGCATGAGCGCCGCCATCCTCACCCTGGCCAAGCGCATGGCGCGCACCGCCAATCCACGCATCCGGCCAATCACCGTCAACGACGACGAGGAATGGTTCGTCTGCTTCATGCCGTCGCTGGTGTTCCGCGATCTGCTGCTCGATCCGGTCATCACCAACGCGCTGCAATATGCTTGGAACCGCGGCAGCGACAACCCGCTGTTCACCGGCGGCGACATCATCTTCGATGGCATCATCATCCGCGAAGTGCCGGAACTCGGTATCATCACCGGGGCTGGCGCCGGCGGCATCGATGTCGCGGCCTCGTTCCTGTGCGGCGCGCAGGCCCTCGGCGTGGCATGGGCGCAACGGATGAAGTCGACAACCAACACGCGTGACTACGGCTACATGCATGGCGTTGGCCTGCAGGAGATCCGCGGCATCGGCAAGCTGCGGTTCGGTGTCGATCCCACGGTTGATACAACTAAGCCTGTCGACAACGGCATCTTCACCATCTTCACCACCGCCGTCGCCGACGCATAACCCGAGGAGTCACCCATGAAGGCAATTCTGTTTGCCGGCGCAGCACTGTTATTCGCTGGGCCTGCACTCGCGCTGCCACAGATCGGCGCGGGCGATACACTGAACGTCGTCGGCAATGCGACGTTCAATGGCGTCAATGTCACGTTCTCGCCAACCGCCAATCTGGTGACCGGCACGGGCGCCTATACCACGCTCGGCACCTGTGTCGGCTGCGTCACCGTGAACACGCCGCTGGAGTATTCGCCGTTCACGAACATTAGCAACCTGTTCGTGGCGATGAACAACGGGATGACAGCGACGGTATCGCTGACCAGCCAGGTTGATCCGCCGTCGCTGGTGGGAAACGACCTCAGCCTGAACGACACCGCGCTGCTGACGCTGACCGGCTTCGCGCCCACAGCCGGTCTACTTGAATTGACCGTCAACCAGGCGACCGGCGTTGCCTCCGGCTCGTTCAGCAGCACGGTGCAGGGCACAGCGGCGCCCGAGCCGCTCTCGCTCGCCATCCTCGGTGTCGGGATGCTTGGCATCGCGCTGGTGAAGCGCCCTGCACGTCGATCCTGAAAGGAGCCATCCATGGCACAACAGCCCCACAACCACGACGACGAACACCAGCGCCAGCAGCACGAGGAGCGGGAGCGGCAACGTCAGGAGCAGCAGGAGCGACCGCGGCAGCCCTCCGCAGCCGAGCGGCAGGCTGCCGACAAGCAAGCGGCCGAGGTGAGGGAAACGCAGGCTTTCGGCTCGATCGGCGCGCAGATCATCCTCGACTACAACGGCGATGGCTCGCTCGGGGCACGCGGTGGCGCAGCTCCGACCATCGAGGCGAACATCGTGGCCAGGGACGCGCACCTGATCGCGCTCGGTCTCGATCCGCTGGCACCGTCCGGGCCGCCGCCATCGCTGGAGGCGCGCAAGGCGAGGCAGGCGGCACTCGACGCGCAGGCGAAGGCGAACGAGCAGATCGCGGCGGCTCATGCTGCGCCAGGCGCGGGTGCGGCGTCGCGCGTCTCCAGCCTTGCCGCCGGGCTCATCACCGAGCCGGCCGACGTACCGGTAGCACCACCGCCGTGACGGTATCCGTGGCCACGCTGGGGGAGATGGCGCTACGCCGCCTCGGCGTGGCCGTGGTGCCCGTCGCCGACCGCCCGCCGCTGGCAACCACCATCCCGGCCGCCACGCTGGCGACGAATGCCTTGACCGAACTCGGCGTCATCGCCTCGGACGAAACGCCGATCGCCTCCGATCAGGCGCTGGCGCTCGCCAAGGTCCAGGCAGCACACGACAGCCTGGTGGCCAATGCCGACGTGCGCTGGACCGTCGATGCCGTGCCGCAGGCGGTGAGCGAGGAATATACCCGCCTCGCGGCGCTGCATGCCGCCAGCAGCTTCGGCAAGCAGGTGGACCCGGCAATGCTGGCGATGCTGGAGGGCCGCGTGCGCAAGGTGGCGATGATCATACAGGCACCCGACGAGGCGTCGCTCGCGGTCATGGCGGTACACAACGACCTGTCGGCGCGCGGCTTGGTCAGGTGGACGAGCCAGGACATTCCGGATGCCGCCGGCACGGCATACATGATGCTCGCGGCCAACCTGCTCGCGCCGTCGTTCGGCGACCAGGCCGATCCCGCGTCGGCAGTCGTGGCCACCACGTCGCTCGCCCGCATGATCGCACTCGATAGCAGCGGTGAGCGCGTCATGGCGGAGTACTTCTAGATGGCCGCAGACGGCCTCGCCTTCGGCGCGCCAAACCCGGCACCGGCCGAGCACAGCGACGACGGGCTAGACTTCAACGGCTGGATCAAGCCGCCAGACATCCCGCCAGATCCGGTCGGTGATGAGTGGCGCGGGCCTCCAGGGCCTCCAGGACCGCCTGGGCCGGGTGCGGCGCCCTCGGACACCGTGCCGCTTATGGACGGCGCTGGGCAGGCTGGTACAGCCGCCACGGCCAGTCGTGGCGATCACCGGCACCCATCCGACACGTCGCGCGCGGCGCTGGCTGGAGCGACGTTCACCGGGCCGGTGAGCCTCTACACATCCGCGCCATCGACAGCCCTGGAGGCCGCCAGCAAGGGTTACGTCGATGCGCATGCAGGCGGTGGTGGTGCGCCGTCCGGTCCAGCCGGCGGATCGTTGAGTGGCACCTATCCCAATCCCACCATTGCCGCCTCCGGTGCCACTGCTGGCTCTTACACGCTGGCGAATGTCACGATCGGTGCCGATGGCCGTGTGACCACAGCGAGCAATGGCGTCGTCGCGGCGACCGTCCAGACGCCGGCACCAACGCTCAAACCGGAGGGCGGGCTTTGGTTCGATAGCGTCGGCCTGCAACTCTATGTCGCGCACAGCGGCGCCTGGGTCGTCGCGGTCAACAACTCCGGCTATGTCATCGACGCGCCGTCCGATGGCACCACGTACGGCCGCAATAATGCCGCCTGGGTGCGGGTCACGCCCCGCAATGCCGCGCGCATGCAGCTCGCGTGGGATACCCCCGCTATCGTCGTCAACGACACGGTGTATTTCGTCTATGACGCACCATACGCCGGCACCATCAACTCGATGACCTACTTCACCGGCAATGGCAGCTTTACGTGCAACGTACAGATTGCGGGAACGTCCGTGACCGGGCTTGCGGCGGTCGCGGTCAGCAGCGCCACACCGGCCACCGCAACAGCGACAGCGGCCAACACCTTCACGGCGGGACAGCGGATCGGCGTGGTGATCACCGCGGCCACGGGAAGTCCGACGGATGCGCTGCTGTCGCTCAATGTGACCTGGAGCTGAAGCAATGGCCGGTCTCCCGCCTAATCCGTCCGTCGGCGACATCGTCATCACCGACAGCGGCGCGGCGTATCAGTGGGACGGCGAGAAGTGGACCGCGAACAGCGCGCCGCAGACGCACCCGTATTTGCCGCTCTCCGGCGGTGAATTGACCGGGGCGCTCATCATCACAGCAGCGGCGCGCAGCGGTGGGACGTCCGGGCTGCAGGTGCAGGGTCCAGCCGAGATCGATGGCCCGCTGACGCTGACGGTGCCGCCAGCCAATGCCTCCGATGCGGTGGACAAGGAATATGTGGACGATGCCGTTGCCGGGGTGGCATCCCAGCCGGGACCGGTAGGTCCGCAAGGACCAGCGGGACCAACCGGCGCCACGGGACCACAGGGGCCGGCCGGTGCGACTGGATCGGCAGGTCCCCCCGGGGCCGCCTCCACGGTGCCAGGACCTGCCGGGCCGCAAGGCCCAAAGGGTGATCCCGGAGCGACCGGTGCCACCGGACCACAAGGAGCCACCGGCACGACTGGAGTCGCTGGACCACAAGGTCCGAAGGGCGACACCGGAACAACTGGAGCGCAAGGCCCAGCCGGTCCTACTGGGTCACAGGGAGCGACTGGCGCGCAGGGCACGACGGGGCCGCAGGGTGCAACAGGCGCGATCGGACCGCCGGCCGGGCGCAACCGGCTGCAAAATGCGGGGTTTCGCATCAATCAGCGAGCCTATACCAGTGGCACCGCGCGTGCTGCCGCTGCCTATGCGCACGATCGTTGGAAGGCCGGCGGCGGCGGCTGCACCTATACGTTCACCCAAACCTATCCCACGACCACCATCACGATCACCGCCGGCACGTTGCAGCAGATCGTCGAGTCGCTGGAAGTCGAGGGTGGCAGCTACATGCTGTCATGGACCGGCACGGCTCAAGGGCGGGTGAACGCCGGCACATATGCTGCCAGTCCGGTATCCGTCACGGGACTGGCTGCGAATACCGCAATCACCGTCGAGTTCAACACTGGAACGCTTGCCACGGTACAGTTGGAGTCTGGTACGGTTGCCACGGCATTCGAGCGTCGGCCGATGCAGCAGGAACTTGCTTTGTGCCAGCGGTTTTATCAGACATCGGTGGTTTACGGTGCTGGATACGCTGGCGCGGCGGGCGCCTATGCGACATTGACGGTCGGTCTGCCGGTTTCAATGCGCGCCAACCCGACGTTGGCAGTCATTAACAATTCCGGAATGAGCAATATCGCTTCGCCGTCCTTCGTCACGCTCGCAACCAACGTTATAGGATATGGCAACGCAGCGACGACGACTGGTAATTGGGTGATAAGTTGCACCTTCTCGGCATCGGCTGACCTCTGACATGGCGCCCACCGACGCGCTGCTGTCGCTCAACGTGACGTGGAGCTAGGCGATGGCGTTCATATTCGGCGATGGCTTCGATCTCTACGCCGCACCGGCTGATGCGGTCGCGGGCTACTGGGACAGCGGCACGACCACGCTTTTTACCCTGGCGGTAGGTCGTTTTATTGGTAGTCAGGCCATTCAGAGCGGTTCTGCCGGAGCGGCTATGCTGGTGAAATCGTCTGGTTCAAACGATCCCATCCACCATATCGTGTGCGCGTTTGACCAGACAGCGGTATTGAGCGGCACTACGGCTGGGTTGTATATCAGTCTTGGCGACGGTGCCACCGCGCAATGTTCCATCGTGTTTCGTTCGGACGGCGCCGTTCTGCTGACTTCCGGGGGACCTACCGGCACAACACTGGCGACCTACACTGGAGCGGTGAGCGCACAGAACACCTGGACCGCGTTCGAGTTCGAGGTGGTCATCAACAATACGACCGGATCGTTCACGGCGCGCAAGAACGGTAACACCAGCAACGATTTTACTTTGGGATCACTCAACACGCGAACCACGGCAAACAACTATGCCAATCGGATTTCTATCGGAAATAACGGGGCTATTGCCGCTCGACTTGACGACCTGCTCTGGCGCAGCGACGCGTCGTCCGTCGCATGGATCGGCGACGTGCGGTGCTATACGCGGATGCCGGCGAGCGATGCCAGCGCGCAGTTCTCGCGCAGCCCGGCGACGCTGGTGCAGACGCCGTTTGCTGGTAGCACTACCAGCGCCGTCGCCAATACAGCCGCGCGCTTTACGCCGTTCATAGCGACCTACGACGGAACGATAGCCACCGTCACTGTGTCGCTTAGTACCGGTTATACCGGCAACATGAAATGCACCATCTTTGCCTCATCCGGCACCGCGCCAACGACAGTGCTCGGTAATGCTACGCCGATCAGTAACCCGGTCACCGGGAGCAGCACTTTTACATTCAGCACGCCGGTTACGGTGACCAGGGGCACGCAGTATTGGATTGGGTTCATGTCCGATACATCCTCGGGCTTTTGGACCACGACAAGTGCATCCAGCGGCGTGCAGCAGGTAAGCACAAGCTATGCGGCATTTCCCACGGCATCGCCAGCAACCGGTGCCGCGGCAGCACCCATTTGCACCCTGACCCTGACAGTTGGCAGCAACGCCGCCTTGGTCAACGAGACGCTACAGGACGGCGCCACCAGCTACGTCTACGACGCCAACGTGGGCGACGCGGATTTCTACACCATCGCCGCGACCGCCGGCACGCCGACCACTGTGGTTGCCGTGACCACGCGCGGCTTCGTGCAGAAGTCCGACGCCGGCAGCCGCAGTGGCGCGGTGCAACTCAAGAGTGGGGCAACGACCGTAGCCAGCACGACGACGGCGCTGTCCACGACGTTCGCGTGGCTGTGGCGCACTGACCAGACCGATCCGGCGACCAGCGCGGCGTGGACACCGACTGGCGTGAACAACGTGCAGATCGGGCCGGTGGTGATCAGCTGATGGCCAACACCACTTGGAGCGGGACGGACAAGACCGCTGGCATTACGCTCTCCGGCACGAACAACCTGACGCTGACGACTAGTGGCGGCGGCGGCCAGAACGTCCGCAGCATCGATAAGCAGAACACCGGTAAGTTCTATTGCGAAGCGACATGCACGACAGCGACCAACATCAATTTCGGCTTTGCTAACGGGCTATGCACTCTCACCAATAACCTTGGCAGCGCCGCCGGATCGGTCAATTCGGCGGTCGTCTTCAGCACCGGCAACATCTTCATCAATGGGGTGCAGACCGCACCGACTGTCGGCTCGATTGCCAACGGTGCAATCGTATGTGCGGCGATTGACCTCGCTGCTGGGCTTGTCTGGTTCCGCAATGGCGCTGCTGGCAACTGGAACGGTAATGCCAGCAACAATCCAACAACCGGCGTCGGGGGTCTGGCAGTCGGGCCTCTTGGAAACGGTTTTGCAGTGTATGCAGTAGGCGGTTCCGCTAGTGCTGCCGGGAGTTCACTGACTGCTAACTTCGGTGATACCAGCTTCGCGGGTGCGGTGCCCGCCGGCTTCACCTCTGGCTTCACGTCTGGCGTATTACCTCCACTCAACGAGGTGATGACCCAATGCGGCGTCGAGATGTGGGCCTCCGTGGCACAAGCCGCGCGCGCCGGCCCGCGGCAGAGCCTGATCATGTGAGGCATAATGCAGCAGTCCTTCGTCCTGCCATACTTCCGCAACTCACCCATCCACATCCCGCGCCGCGACCTCGTGCTGGCCGCTTCCGACAGCGTGTGGCTCACGATCAGCATCATCGAGAGCGACGACCCGGCAGCCGAGGCGTTGGTGCTGACCGGCGGCATCGGCGGCCCGACGCTGCGCATGACCGTGTGGCCCGATAGCAGCCGCTGGTATTGCGATTACGGCATGCGCACGCCCGCCGCCGGCAACGTGCTGTGGTCCGGCGTCGGCACCGTCGACGCCGACGCGCTCGGCACATTCAACCTGCTGGTGCCGCTTGCCACCATGGCCACGTGGCCACTCCGCTGCATCTACGCGCTGCAACTCGACTGGCAAGGCAACACCCGCTCGGAGACACTCTCCATCGGCTCGCTGCATGTGCGCCTGAGTGCAATCAACGGCACGTTTGTGGCGCCCGCGCTGCTGACCGACACCAGCATCCCGGTGCTCGAAGACGATACCACCCCGGTATTTGCCTGATGCTGCTCGGTTACTAGCGGATGGCGTGGAAGATGCCGCGGTTGGCATGCACCGGATTGACCGTATGCCGGACGGTGCCGAAACCCAGGTCGTACAGCATCGCCGTAACGCACGCCACATTCGGCCCCCACCAGTTCGTCGGATCGCCCGCGCACTCTGCTTCGGGATAAAAGATCATCGCCGGCCGCTCGATGTCCATCGCGTCCAGGTAGGTCTCCACGATCAGCGTCGAGCCGACCAGCGGGGCAATGCGCTCGAGCACGTGGAACGGATGGCGCAGATGATAGAACACGCCGAGAAACAGCACGATGCCCCATCGCCCGACTTTCTCCAGCGTCAGCTCGGCGACGTCGATGTCCATCGCCTCGATCTCCGGTGCCAGGCGCGCGCGGGCCAGATCGAAGGCGCGGCGGTCGCCCCAGCCGGCATCCGACCAGGTGAAGTGGTCGGTCCCCAGCACGCGCGATGCTCCGCGCCGGTATGCCTCGATCGAATTGAAGCCGTCCCAGCAGCCGATATCCAGCACCGATCGCCCGCGCGGATCGGCGATCGAGAAATACGCCGCCGCCTGAGCCTGAAGGTCGGCCAGCAGGCCTTTACCCGGGGAAACGCAGCCGTTGCCGAAGTCTATCGAGTGAAACCAGGGCAATTTGGCGATCTGATCAATAAGGGTCTCTGACATATGTCCTCCAGGAGCACAGGACGATGAGCACGACCACGACGGGCATTCGCATCATCGATATGCCCGACCTCGGCAGTGTGAGCGATAGCAGCAGCTTTGTCGGCGAACATGCGGGCTCGGGCCGCTTCTCTGCGCCAGCGCTCGCCACCTATATCAACGGCGCCGGCGGCGTCTATAACGTCAAGAGCTACGGTGCGACCGGGAACGGAAGCACCGACGACACCGCAGCGGTCAGTGCCGCGATTGCCGCCTGTCCGAACGGCGGCCAGGTCTATTTCCCGCCAGGGTATTACAACGTCAACGCGACGCTCCAGCTCAATGAGGAGATTACCGTCAGAGGCGCCGGGCGGTTCGTCACCGTCATCCGGTCGACCAACGCGACCGGGCACATCTTCAACTGCACCGGGCCGGTCGAAATCTGTGATCTCGGGTTCAACGCCAGCGTAACTCGCACCGGCGGCGCCTATGTCAGCTTCGGCGCCAGCAGCAGCCGCTCGCGCATGTCCAGGTTCTTCATGCTGGCGGCCTATATCGGTATCAACGTCGATCCGGCAAGCGGCGGCGACGTGGCGATCATGGACGGCGAAATCCTCAACTGGACGTCCGATGCAAATGCCGGCGCGGTGGTGATCGCCGGGCAGGAAGTTACCAGCATCGCACATTGCTATTTCCAGCAGGGCTCTCGGCCAGGCGTCGGCTTTGGCATCAAACTGCTGAATGGCGGCGGTGTGTTTCAGGACGTGGATATTGCCGACGCCGGCATTGGTCTCGTCCTTGCGCCGGCGTCTGGCCAGACCTTGGCCAGCGCGTGGTTCGACAACTGCTTCTTCGACAACTGCCAGGTCGGCGTTCAGATCAATCCATCGGGCACCGGCGTGGTGCGCCGCTCACGCTTCGCCAACTGCTGGATGTCGAGCTGCACCAACCAAGGCGTGATAATCACCTCGCCCTCGGTGTCGTCGGTCGATGGCATCGATTTCTCGAACTGCCATATTCTCGGCAATGCTGCGGACGGCGTGCTGTTCCAAGACGCCAATTCGCGCAATATCTCGTTTGCCAACTGCCAGATTGCCGGCAACGCAAACAGCGGCATCAACCTGTATGCTGGCGGCACAGCCTTCAGCGTCGTCGGCTGCCGGATCGGCCCCTGGGGCGGCTTTGCTGCCAATGCTGCTGGCGCCATGAACCTTGGCGCCGCCTGTGCGCAATACCGCATCGTCGACAACGATCTGTCGGGCAATGGCGGGGCGACGTTACAGGGCGCAGGCGTGCAGACCGGCACCTCGCCGGGCCACAATGAATACATCAGCAGCAATATCGGCTACGCCGACTCCGCCGCAGGCACCGTCAATATCGGCGCCGCGGCAACCTCCATCGTGGTCAATCATGGCCTGGCAGGCGCGCCGCCGGTCTACCGTATCCTGCTCACCGCCACGACTGGCCTTGGGACCGCCGGCTCGTTCTTTGTCTCGGCGGTTACCGCAACCACGTTCACCATCAGCCTTGCGGCTGCGCCAGGGGCCACGATATCGCTGTCGTGGCAGGCGCGGATGGCCTGCTCAGTATGAGCGGCGCGCAGCAACAACCGCCGGCGGGGATGCAGCGGATACCGTTTCCGCTGGAGAGCTACCAGCATCCATCGCTGCCGCTGACCGCCAAGCGCCTCGTCAACTTGATGGCGGAGCAGGCGCCGCAGGATGCACGGACGCCGGCCTTTCTCGCATCGACGCCGGGGCTGGTGCCATACGTCGTCGTCGGCGCCGGCCCGATACGGGCTATGAACGACGATATGCCGGGCACTATTTATGTCGTCAGCGGCACGCAAGCCTACCGCATCACATTCCCGGATAACGCCACGCCGACGCCGTTCTTCATTGGCGACGTCGGCGTACCGGACGCCGGTACCTCGCCATGGAACTCGTTTGTCACGATTGCCGCCGGCCCCACCGCAGTCGTGATCTGTAGCGCGCCGCATGCCTATACCTGCGGGCATCTGCCGACTGATACGCTGAACCAGATCACCGACCCGGCGTTTCCCGGTGCAACATCGGTCTGCTATGTCGATGGTTATTTCGCGTTCTCCTCGCTGGGCGATCAGGCGCAATGGTTCATCAGCAAGGTGCTCGATCCGTCGTCGTTCGATGCACTCGATTTCGTGTTTTCCGATGCGCTGCCGAATGTGATCCGCCGCGTCATCACCCACCGCGGCCAGGTCTGGACGATCGGCGAGAGTGGCTTCGAAGTCTGGTATGATGCCGGATCATCTGGATTAGAGACGACGCCAGGGACATCGTTCTTTCCGTTCCGTCGTGCCTCGGGCGGCGTGCTGTCGCCCGGGACCGGCTCGCCGGAGTCCGTCTGTCGCGCCGATATGTCGGTCTGGTGGGTGGGCCTCGACGGCATCGTCTATCGGTCGAACGGCTACAATCCGCAGCGCGTCTCAACGCACGCCATTGAGGCGATCATCGGCGCGGGTTCGGTCTCGCTGCACGCGCTGACGCACTCCTATCGCGGCCATTGGTTCTATTGTCTGACCACGCTCGACAACCGGACGGTGGTTTATGACGTGGCCACCAAGGTCTGGCACGAACGGGCGACCAGCACGGATGGCACCGGGCCATGGCGTGTCACCACGGCGGCGGCGGTGGACAACAACTCGGTGCATATGCTTGGCGACGCCACGAACGGCACGATCTACACGCTCGGCATGCAGGACACCGATGCCGGCGTCTGGGTGCTGCGACAAGCGACACTGCCGACGCTGTGGGCCGGCACCAGGCGCGCGTTCTGTGCCCGTGTCGAGGTTGAGATGGAGGCCGGCAGCGCCTCGCCGGGCAGCGTACAGATCGAATGGTCGGATGATGGCGCGCGCACCTGGGGACCGCTTCGCACCCTATCGTCAGGTGTTGCTGGCGAAACGCGGAAGCGCGTCTACACCACGCGGTTGGGCAGTTTCCGCCAGCGCACGTTCCGCCTGTCGTCGCACGGGTTGACCAGGCTCTACGCGGTCGATGCAGACATCCAGGGCGGCGCGAGCTGATGGCCTTCGCTCCGCGCATTGTCGAGCCGCCGTTTTACGATCCGCCGCTGGTCGATAATCCGTCCGGCCAGCAACATTCGCAGGCATGGACCGAATACCACCAGAGTGTTTCGGATCTGCTGACTGCCTTGCGAGCGAATAGCGGCGTCACGGATGGCTCCGACGCCGCTGCGGGTCAGGTCGGCGAATACATGACAGCGAGCGGCAGTGTGCCGCTGGCCAACAACACGGTGACGACGGTGGCGACGCTGAACCTCACGGCGGGCGACTGGGAGGTGAGCGGCGGGGTGACGTTCACCATCAGTGGCGCGGCGTCGACCCACTATGCGGCGGGCATCGACGGCACGTTCGGCTCGGAGATCATCGCGACTATTCCGACCGGCTCTGGGACGTGGCGGCTGAGTGCGGGCGCGCCGGTGCGGCGCAACGTGACGGCGGCGACGGCGGTGCATCTGTCGGCGTTCGCCGGGTTCACCTCCGGCGCCGTGTCGGCGGCGGGCACGCTACAGGCACGGCGGGTGAGGTGATCCTGCCGAACGGGCAGGAACTTGGCCCAGGTATCCTGCCGGTCGTGGTGACGCCGGATTACTACATCGGGCTGGAGCGTTACGACGCGGCGACGACGTTCATCCACAGCACGGTGTTCGTCCGCTGGTCGCCACGGTTGGCGCGCGAACTTAGGGCCGCAGCAGATGCCATCTGCGCATCGCATGACGGGCCGATCTTCGCAGCGTCTCACCAGCCGCATGGCGGCGATCATGCCAAGTTCGCCAAATTCGTTCGCTTGATGGGTTTCTCACCATTCCGCACCGTGCGCGGCACCGACGGTGCTGATCATGCGGTGTTTGTCCGCTGGAGATAGCAGCATGCCACAGGCAGTAATCGGGCCAATCCTCGGCGGCGTCGCCTCGGCCGGGATCGGCGCGATCGGCAGCGCGATATCCGGTAACAAGGCCGGAGCCGGTGCCGCGCAGGCGCAGCAGGCGTTGCAGCAGCAGCGCGCCGACCTGGCGCCGTGGCGCACCACCGGTGGGCAGGCGCTTGGAGCCAGCGCCGATTTGCTGGGGTTGAACGGACCGGATGCAGCAGCTGCGGCGATGGGGAACTTCCAGACCTCGCCGGGCTATCAGTGGTCGATGGACCAGGGCACCCGCGCAGTCGACGCAGGCGCGGCGGCGCGGGGCATGCTGCGATCGGGCGCCGAGATAAAGGCGCAGCAGACGTTCGGCACAGGCCTCGCGGATCAGGAGTTCCAGCAATATTACAAGAATCTGACGGGCCTCTCGACCCTTGGAGAGAACGCAGCTGCCGGCGGCGCCACGACGGCGCAAACTGCTGGGAGCCTGGCGCAGGGCGCCGGCAACACGCAGGGCTCGATCTACGGCAATCAGTTCGGCGCGCTTGGCTCGACGGTCAACGGGCTGTTCCAAAACCCGGCGGTGAATAACTGGCTGATCGGCGGCGGTGGTGGCGCGCCGAATTATATGGCCGGTACAACCAACCTGGCGGGGACATCGCCCGGATATGGCGATCAGCTATTTAATCCAGGGGGCGTCTTCTGATGTCCGGTTACGCCAACATCTCGGCGGTTCCTGATCAGAACATCCTGTTCAATGCCGCGTCGGGTATGACGACCTCGCAGGTTCAGCGCAACCAGCTGCTGAACCAGGAGGCGCAGCAGACCATCGGCGCCAACGAGATCGGCATGATGGCGCGCGCGGCCAGCTCGATACTTCAGTTGCCGGAGGATCAGCAGGCGGCGGCGTATCCGCAGGCGGTGGCCGAGCTGCAACGGCAGGGCTTCGCAAAGAACGCGCCGAGCATCTATCCCGGCGCGGATACGCTGCGGCGCGTGCAGGCGATGGGCCTGACGCTGCCCGAGCAATACCAGTATGGCGTCGTCACCGCGCCGGGGCTCCAAGGGCAGATCGATGCGATCCTGGGGAAGGGCGCGACACCGCCGACAGGCACGACGCCGGGCGCCGGTGCTAGCGGCGGCGGTGGAACCAGTGAGTTCAACTACGGCAATATCCGCCCGGTCGGCGGGACTGGCTTCAACACTTACGCCACTCCGCAGGACGGCATCGCCGCCATGTCGTCCAATCTTGCGGCCTACGCGAACCAGCACGGCATCAACACGCTGAACGGCCTGACCGCGCGGTGGGCGCCGAAGGGCGATGGCGCCAACGATCCGGTTGCCTATGCGAAGCGGCTCGGTGCCGCGCTCGGCATTGACCCGGACGCGGAGATCAACCTGGCGGACCCGCTGCTACAGACGCGCCTCATCCCGGCCATGGCGGCGGTCGAGAAAGGACGGCCATTCGATCAACCTTCCGACGTGCTCACGGCCGGCATCCAGAAGGGCCTCGGCAGGGGCGGGACGACCGTGGCCGTAGCAGGCCCAGGAGGCGGCGTGGTGGCGCGGAACCCCGGGTCGGTGCAGGTGGCAGGGCCAGGGGCGCCACCGGCCTCCACAGCGCCAGCAACGGCCACGCCAGACTTGGTCGGCCCGCGACCGTTGCCGGCAATGACCGCGAACGCTCCTGTCGTCACGCCCGAGAGCCTCGCCAATACGCCAGTGCCTGCCGCCCCACCGCCTGCGCGACCGAATCAGGTGCTGCCGGGATCGCCGAACGGACCACCAGCGCCCGCGGTTTCAGCCGCGGCACAGCCTGGGTCACGAGGCAACCTGCCGAGCGCAGCCAGCCTGCCGAGCGGCGTCAACTCGCAGCAATACCAGCAAGCCGTGGACCTACAGCGGAAGGCGCTCGCCCTCGATGCGTTGGTCGATCCGACCGGCCGCGCCAAGGTGCTCGCCGCCGGGCTGCGTCAGCAGGCGCAACTCCTGCTCCAGACTGACAGCGTGGTACAGACTCAGGAGGGCCAGTTCCATCCGCTCTCCGGCAAGATCGACGAGGCAGCTAAGCCCCTGGCGGATTACCACGAGACAACCCCCGGTTCCGGCATCTGGGTAGGCGGTCCCGGCACCGAGCCGCGCTTCCAACCACCAGGGCGTCTGATCATCGATAAGGCAGGGGATGTCTGGCGGACAACTTCAGGAGGGGCGGAGAAACTCAGTCGCCTTGATCCCACTGCGGTTGCTGCGCTGAACGAAGCTGAGGCCGCCGGCACCGCTACCGGCAAAGCTGTTGCGCAACAGTTGCCAGATATAATGGCTCAGGCACGCGATGCGGCGGCACAAGAAGGCCAGATCGATTATGCCAGCAACCAACTGCGAGAAGCAGCGAAGGGTGGTATTCCCTCGGGGTACTTCTCTCAGGGCTTAGCCACCGCTGCCGCCGCCGCTAAGTCCCTCGGCATTGATACCTCATCGCTCGGAGTCAATCCCGAAGCGGTTGGCAATGCTCAGACCGCACAGAAAACCCTATCGGTAATCGGGGGCGCCATTCTACGGCAGGCCCTCGGGCCGGGAAGCGCGATCACCGACGCTAAGGTCGAGCAATTCATTCACACGCAGCCCGGCATCGAGACCGACCCGCAAGCACTTCAACGCATCATGGGCTGGGCGCGGTCGCAATACACCTATACACGCGAACTAGGCCAAGCTGCGGTGACGGAAGCTGCGAAGCCAGAAAACGCTGGGCGGCTGCCGCCGCACTGGCTGGCCGCATACTACCGCGATCATGGATTTGCGCCGATCTATGATCCCGGTACGCAGGAGATGCGGCAGCCGGACGGGGCACAGCCGGCCCGTGTGACGCCGGCGTCACAGCCAGCTACTACAGCGCCATCTCGGGTGATCCAGTATGACGCGAACGGAAAGCGGATCAAGTGACAACAGATAGCTGCGGGGCGGCCCTCTGAGCGTCCTCACGGGCCTTCCCGGTCAGGCAGGTCCCGATTGTCGGGTTCATGAACCACCGTACTTCACGACCTTCTTGGTGACGGATCAGGGCGCCGACAGCAGCCAACTCGTTCATCGCGGATGAAACGGCCTGGAGGGTCGCTCCCGCCGCTTCCGCAAGTTGCTGGCGTGTGGCCACAATTTCTCCGGTATCCATACGCATCCGACAGAAGAACTCGGCCCATAGCTCACCGGAGATGCGCGGGCGCTTCGCGTGAGCATTGATCCAACGGACCACGATGCGGTTCTGATCCGGCGACAGCATGACGAAGCTCCACCCTTTCGATGCGGCGGTGTGCCGGTCAATGTATGCGACGATCTGCCCAGCCGCCATGTCCGGCAGGCCGGGGAACTCCAGCACCATCTGCCGGAGCGCCGCGCCCTGATCGAGTCGTAGGGCCTCTCTGCGGCTGACAAACCGGCTGATCTTGGCTGTCATGTGAGTTGTTTCTCCCGAGTCCCACAGGATGATACCCCTCGGTGCCACAGAGTGATACCTCCATAGACGCGCGCGGCCGGGAGACTTTAGAGAGAAGATACTTCCTTAAATGGTTTCATCTATCCACAGCCTGTGGATAAGTAAGCAAGGCGCATCGAATGACGATCAACGCACAGCTTCCCGACGGCACGACGCTGCAATTCCCGGACGAAACATCGGACGCGACGATCGACGCTGCTGTTACCTCGCATGTGCAGCAGAACACGCCGCAGCATCCTGCGGCCGGACCGTCCGGCGATTTGACGACGGACATTCCGCGCCGTCTCGCCACGGCAGGGATCGATGCCATCGCCGGGCTTGGCTCAACCCCGCGTGCGATCGCCCAAGGCGTAGACTGGCTCGGCAGCAAGGTCGGCCTCGATGTCGGCGCCGATCCGGCCTTGGCTAGCTTGAAGCGTTCGACCGGCGAGCAGAGCTTTCCCGACTTCCAGACGCTGCGTGAGCGCGGCTTTGCCGATACTGGCGCCACCGAATACGTGCCGCAGACGACGCCAGGCAAGATGGTGCAGGCGGGCCTTACCGCCGTGCCAAGCGTCTTGTTGGGCGGCGGTGTGAGGGCTGCGTTGCCGGCGTTCGCTGGTGGGGCTACTGGGGAACTTGGTTCTGAGCTCTGGCCAGATCATCCGTTCCTTGGGCGCCTGCTGGGCTTTGTTCTTGGCTCACATACCGCCGCTGCGGTCGGCAATGCTGCATCGAGGACGGTTGCCAATGCCACCGGCATCGGTGGCCCGACCACGCCAATCGGGCAGGCATATCAGCGTCAGGGCATCACGCCCACGACCTCGGTCGATGATGCGACAAACGCCTGGCAGACCGCTGCCGAGACTGCCGCGCAAAAGCTCGGGCCTGGTGCGACGCAGCAAGAAACCGGGGCCGCATTGCAGGGTGCGGTCAATCAATGGAAGTCCGACTGGCAGGCCAACGCCAATACCAAGTGGGACGCTTTTCGCACTCAGGTGCCGTCGGATACGCAGATCCCGGTATCTGGGTTTCAGAAGGCGTTGACCGGTGTGAACCAGGACTATGGCGGCGCCGCGAATCTGGCAAAGACACTGCAACCGTCGCTTGGAACAACGATACAAGATGCACTGACCAAGGACATATCGCCGACTGGCACACTGCCTTGGCAAGCGGTGCAGGCCACGCGTACCCGGCTCGGGCAACTCATGCAGAGCAGCGATCCTGACGTTGCGACCGTTGCAAAGCGGCTCTACGGCGGCTTGTCCGACGATATGCAGAACGGCGCGTTGGCTGCGGGCTCCAACGCGGCGCAGGCGTTCAAGGAAGCTAGCGATTATACCTGGGCCGGGCACCGGCTGCTGGACGATCACCTCAACCCGATCCTGCGCGCGTCCACGCCCGAGCAAGCGGCGCAGTATGCGCTAGCCACAGCACGGCAAGGAGGGACGCGGCTCCAGGCGATCGGTGTCGCCGCTCCCGACCAGCCGACCGCCCTGGGCGCTGGCATCGTTCGCCAGGCGGCGGACGTTGGGCCGGACATGCTGGCGAAGCGAATGAACGCGCTATCGCCAGAAGCCCGGACGCAGCTGTTCGGTGGTCCTGGTGTTGGCACGCCGGCTGGAGACCTTGGCGATCTGGTGGACATCGCCGCGAAGCAGCGGCAGATCCAGCAGACCGCAACACCCCCGCGCTTCTCAAGCGATGCGGGGCGTTTTGTCACTGCGATGGAAGCGGGGCGGGCGGGCCATGAAATTGCCGGAACGCCCGGCCGCATTGCGGGCCTCGCTGCTGGCTATCTTGCAGCACCCGCGCTGCCGTACCTTGAGCGACAGGTTGCGGCCAATCGGCTGATGTCGGGTGTCTACGGGCCGCGCGTGACGCCGTTCCAGGCGGCCCCAGTATGGAATGCGCTGATACAGCCTACCCGTTAGACAGGATGCGCTTGATCTCGATGAGGTCCGCCGCGTGGTCAGTGGGAGTTGGGTCGGGATAAAAGCGGTGCGCGAGCGCTGGCGGGGGAGACAGGCTGTAGACGCGTTTATGCGCGCGCAGGCGCAGGTAACGTGGCAGCCAGATGACGCAGATCACTGCGATGCAAACGAGGCCCCATCCGGGCTGCGGCGGCGTCTGAGCGAAGAATATCAGCGCACCTAGGGCTGGCGCCAGCGAGAGGAACACGCAGACGAACAGGTTGCCGGCGAAGCAGCCGATGATGAGCAGCGTGGCGACGGTCAGGCCGATGAGCACGATCATCGGCGATACTCGACGCCCAGCTTGTCGGCGATGGCGAACAGCACCTCCGACATCTGATCGAGCCGGCTCTGGGTGAATGCTTCGTGCGTCGCAATCCGCTCGGTATGTGCCTCCACCAGGCGGCTCAGCGTGTCCTGGTGGAGTTTGGCCTCCATGCGGATCGTCCGAACGTCGGCCTGGAGCCGGCGGATCATCTCGCCGAGCAGTTCCAGACGGATAGGGTTGGGCTTGTCGCTCATGGCTTTCTCTCTACGGTGCCGGCAGCTTGAGCACCATGTCCCGCGTCACGCTGTGCTCGTCCCGCAAGTCGCGTAGATCGCCGCGCACCTCCCGTATCGCCGTCAGCAGCGACTCGTGGCTGCCGTTGATGCGGCCCATCAGGCGGCTCTCCATCGCCTCCAGGTGCTGCTTTAGTTCTTCGTCCATGTCTGTCTCTCAGGTGGGTTGAGGATCGCCGCGAGGCGCTGGCGCTCTTTCGTGCTGATGGTCACAGCAGCGCCACGCCGGCGGCGAGGCCGATGATGATGTGCATCTCAGATGTTCCTAATGCGCCAGCAAGCGCCACAGCACGCCGAGCGTGACCACCAGATTTGTGCCGACCATCCAAGTCAACACGGTCAGGCGTGTGTCGATTGCAGCAAGTCGGTTGTCATAGTTCGCGATGGCTTCCGCAGCCTTGCGCGACTTTTCCTCAGATGCCCCGGCATCCCGCAATGCGTCATACACTTCGGTAACCATCGTCGTCATGCCGGCGCTTCTCCTGAGATCAGAAGCAGGAACGTGTGCAGGTGCGGTAAGCGCCGCTGCCGTAGCAGTTGGTGGTGCAACTCTGATAGGCGCTGGCCGCCTGGGCAGTGAACGCGACGGCAAGCAGCGCCAGCGCGGCGAGGGATAGCTTCTTCATAGTCGGTAGTCTCCTATATGCCGGGAGGGAAACGCGGCGCGGGTCCGGCTATTCCGCATCGCGTCAGGGGCCGGCGGGCGTTGCATCCGCCTTCCGGTCCCGCTTCGGGTCATAGATGTGGCGGCCACATATGCAGCGCGCCGAACAAGCCGGTCGTGGCGATGATCAGCGCCGCAATGCCACGACGAGTGAACCGCTCGGTCAGTCGCGCCTCTAGCGCCGCGAGGTCTGCCTTGGTCGCCACGCTTGAATGGATCGCGTCGAAGATCACGGACGCCAGCCGCTGCGCCTTGTCGCGGGCAATACCGGCATCCTCGATGGCGTTGGATAGGGCGAGACGGTCGCTCACTTCTTCACCTTCTTCAGCCGCGCCTCAAGCGCATCCCGAAGCAGCTCGCGGACGACCCTCGCTGCGGTCGGCGTTTCGCCGCGTGCCTGGTGTCGTAGCGCCTCGATCTGCTCCCACATCCAACGCGGAAACCGGAGCGACTTCTGTACGTCGTTCATGGGTTCGCCTGTAACCCATTCCTCCCGTGAGAGTCCAGGACAATCGCATGCCCATCGCCAGTGAGCCCGAGTTGCACATCGGCCAGAGTATCGGGGACGGACACTGCGTCGCTCTCGTGAGGTATGCTGCCGACATGGGCCACACCAGCACCTGGCGGCGCGGCGTGCGGGTGCTCGATGCCGCCGTGCCGCGCTTCACTGTGATCGCGACATTCGACGAGGAGGGCCGCTACGTGAACGCCACGGATGGCTCATCACACGCAGCCATACTCCTCGAAGAAACGCCGCGCGGCAGCCTGCGGGTGATCGACCAGTGGGTCGGCAAGCGGGTGTCCGAGCGGGTCATCCGTGACAAGGGCGGCAAAGGCCCGGCCGTGGACGATGCTAGTCAGTACTGGACCGTAGAAGTTGAAAACACGTAATATGCGGGCTGTGGCGACGCGACCAACGTCAGCCACAACCCTGACCACAGACGAGGAGGCACCTCGCAAATGGCTGACGACGATCCTATCATTACGGCACTGCGCGTGAAACTCCGGGCGAACAGCGCCGAGTCTCCGGCGGGATGTCTTGAATGGACAGGCTCAACCCTTGGCTGGGGATATGGTGGCTTCCATTTAGGCGGCAGAAGTTACATGGCTCATCGAGCCGCTTGGCTCGCTTATCGTGGGCCCATTCCCGTCGGGGCCTGGGTATTGCACCGATGCGACAATCCTCCTTGCATCAACCCGGACCACCTGTTCCTCGGTGATGCCAAAGCCAACACGGCGGATATGTTCGCCAAGGGTCGTCAAGGAGATACCCGCGTAACCGGTGAGCGCCAAGGAAGTCACAAGCTAACCTGGCAGCAGGTACGTGAAATCCGCGAACGGTATAAGAACGGAGAACGACAGGTCGATCTGGCTAAGGTTTATGGCGTCAACCAAGGCCAGATATCTTCAGTCCTGCTTTATAAGAGTTGG